AGATCTCTCCCCATTCTGGTGATGATCTACGTTCTTTCCTTTTTCATGGTCATCAATTTTTTTTTGAATGCTTGCTACTTTCTTCATAGCCTTACGAATATCAGGCTTTGCAGAATCACCACCACCTGGATTTCTGCCAGATCCAGGTCCACCCTCTTGATTTTCTTTTTCGCTTGTCTGCATTGATTTATCCTTCTCAATCATTTTTGTTATTTTTCCACCAGCACCAGCTTCAGTTACTAGATCACAAGAGACCGCCGATGATATTTTTTTGACAACTCTAATTTGACTCAAGCCTTGTTCTTCTTTGACTTGCATGATCTTGGATCTTGCACCATCAGGGGCAATCCTTAACAATGCGTCGATATCCATTTGATCAGCCTCGCCGTTGGCATTGATGGATAAACCAACAAAATCTTTGTCTGGGAATTTTTCTGAATATTGAACCGCATGGCGCAACAATCCCCTCGCCCAACGATATGGCTCGTCTGGCAGAATCACAACATCACCTTGCAATTCTGATTGTCCCGTCTCTTGATTTGTAACTAGCTCGATGTTTTCAAAATGTCCTAGCACATCTTTTACGGATCTTTCCGGTCGGTTTATTTCCTCGATCTCGGTCGGATGATCGGCGTAAATTTTCTTACCTTCAAAGATTGTGATTGCAGATTCGAGTGCTTCTTTTGAATAATAGAAAGCATCCTTTAAATTCCCCAACCCCTCTTGCAACAATACAACTCTAAACCTTGTCCACCCAATAGCATCATTCCTGGCAGATCCCTCAAGAAATCTTGCATGAATGGAAATCTGTCCGTTGGATTCTTTCTTCACATCGCTGCGCAAATATTGTGCATTGCTTGATGCTGAATCAGTTTCAACGATGCCTTTAGATTTCATTGTATTGATTAGGGTTCCTGCTGTGATCTTTGGGTTGTCTAAGATTATTTGCCTAGCTTGAGTTTCCCAATCCTCTGCTTTGACCTGATCAGTTGTCTCAATGCCTTGGCCTTGGTCTTGCTCCTCAACATTCCCTCGCTCGATTTTATCAGATCCCTTGAGTTTGGCTGCGAATGTTTCAAATGCTTTTTTAAGCGAACCCTCATTGCTTGATTCTACAATTTCCTTTTCAATGCCAGCAACCGGATATTTGGTAAACCAAAACCAAGGATCAGTCTTGATTCCTAATTGTTTTGCTGGACCTGTTTTCTCTATTTGTTTTTCAAGTAGTTTTAAGAGCGTTTTTTGCAGCTTGCTCAATCATCAACTCCATGTCTTTTTTTGATTGCTTGAATGTGACCTCAATGTCACATTTGCCACCACCAAGAGGAACAATTTCTGGATGGATTTCTAGTTTGCGAATATCCCACCCCTCGTTTTTGCACACTTTCTCAACTTCTTCTAGCGTGTCGCATTTATAGTTTAAAATCTTAAATCTATATTTTTCAACAACTTTGTTTAGTCCTAAGACTGATCCTAAGTCCACCTGTGCGAAAATATCATCAGCAGCCTTGCGCCATCGTTCAGGGTTCTTGGCATACTCCTCAAATGTTGGTGCGCCAAAACTTTTTGGATCTTGCAATAAATCATCTATCGTTAGTTCTTCAGACATTTTGATCCCTTATATTTGATTTCATTTCGTTTGAAAAACCTGTTTGATCTGTCGTGAAATCAGTATCCATTCCAGGGGCAGTCAATGGGTTTGTCATTTGTTCAGGCATTACTTGAACATTATTTTGCATCATTTCTTTTTCTTTTTCATAATTGAAATGCGTTATATCAAGTTCGCTGGCCACAATACTAGCGGCAGTGTCTTTGCTGATATAACCATTTAAATCAGCCGTCACAATGTCTTTGATTTTCTGTGATCTGTCTTGCACGATCAATTCAGGGAATGTAAACTCAAGATCATCTTTTATTCCAAATCTTGAAAGCACTCTGCGTGAAATATCCTGCAGAATTCTTTCATAAACCTCGCGCCGTTTTTCAAACATCTTCACGGTTGGCTCAGTGGCCACAAGCGCACTCGCCCTGGTTGAACCACCTGTCAGATGTGATCCTAAATAACTAATCGGGATTCCAGACCCACCAGCAATCATGGTCAATGCCCAATCGAAAGCATTGGAGTTTCCACCCTTGCCACCACCAAGGTTTGATAAATACTGTCGCTCGATTTTCTTACTATGAACAAACTCAGACCCAGCAGGTGGGATGGTTCCCAGCTCTTGCTGTGATCTAACATATGCATCAATGTCGGCTTGCGAACCTTCGATGCTTGTATCAATTGACCAAGCCATATTTTTTTGCAAACCAAGGATTGAATAGTCAACCGAGTCACGCAACCTTTTTAAATAACCAAGGACCGAAAACAAATCTGATCGACCTCGTTTTTCGTTGCTAACAGAATTGACTTTGTAATGCAGGACTTGATTTGCTGGGATCTGTTGATAAATGAATTTCATTCCAGGAACACGCTCGCCCCAGTTAGTGCTTGAATATATTTGGTATTGCGTGGGCGCAACCCATACATAGGCAAGTTTTCTGGTTATGTCTTCAGGATATGTAATTATCTCCCAAATCACGCTCGGATCTATCAACCTAAATCTTGGCAACTTTCCTTTTGGGATCTCTTGCTCATCCCTTAAATTGTAACCAATATAAATATCATCGTTTGGCAATTCCCACCAAATCACCTCGCCATAGATGCTCAACTCAAGTGCTGCATAATCAAGCAATTCATTAAAGTTGTTGGCTTCACAAAATGCTTTCCATACAGCAAGGGCAAGTTTGTTTTTGCAATCAACCGAGTAACCTCGACCAAGAGTGTAGTCTCTGATTATGTGGACAATTCTTTTTCCCATCGGATCATGGTTGTACGCGTGAAAGCTGGCAGCGTGCATTTTTAAATAATCATACATATAAAGTTGCTTATTGTACGGCCCACCCATTAACGGCATGAAATCAGTTCCAACATTGCCTCCAGTGTAATAGTCATCATACATGAACGAATCAAAGCTGGATTCTTTAAATCTTGTTTTGTTGTTATATTTTGCCGACTCTATAAATTCTTTGGTGTTTAAACTGGCAAACGCATTTCCCTTAGATCCGCTTGCAATGACTCTTGCCTCGATTTCGCATTGGCCACTTTCAGCGTAATGCAATAGCTCTTGTGTAGTGTGAGTTTCCTCAACTGAGTTGGCTGGCTGAAATCTATCATCAACCGAGTAGTCGCTTTTGATAACATTATTTTTAAGAATATAGGCACGCTCTGCACTTTTTTCTAGCTGTTGATCCATTCGTCGAATTCCTCTTTGTTTGATTCAGGCATTGGCGGCAAATCACTTGTGGCAGGTTCAACCCTGCATCTGCAATTAAAGTGAATCGGTGGAACCAAGCCAAGTTCTTGATCGTCCTTTTTGTCCTTCTTTAGTCTTTCCTCAATTTCTGTTAAGGTCAACCCATCACGCCACAAACAGCAATCATCGGTTCGGTTATCAACCACCGCAACCCAAACAAAATCAGTAATGCCGTTTTGCTTGGCTGATTCAATTTCCCCACTACGAACCTGTAAAACAAAATCGTCGGTCAATTCCCTTTCAAGTTCCCAATGATACCTTTTTATTTCTTCACCATCAGCATCAAGACCTAGACCATAATAAGCATCAGGGGATCTATCCACCGGAAAGTCAGACCTTAAGTCCTCAACGATGTCATTCCAGTCATCATCGGTTATGAAACCAATCGCAAAATCAACAGATGGTTTTTTCTTTGCCTCTTGGATCTTCTTTGTTTTTCCAAGCCTCTTTGTTCTTGTGATTGTTCCTGATCTTGGCAATTTCTTTAGCAACATTTGCACAATCTCACGATCTGAAATGTCTTTATTCATCATCAACCAATGAGTCATTTTTTTAAGGTCGCTTGCCACGTTAAATAAATTCATTGCAATTCTTTGGTCTAGTTTTCCACCTGCCATGCTTGGCGCATTTAATCGGTTGATCATATCATTGTGATTAAACGTATAGCTGCCTTTTTTATCCAGCGTCCTTGCTATGATCTCGGCTTGCGCCACCATCGTTAATTGAAATGCCTTTTTTCTCATCCCAATTGCTATGCGTTTTATATCTTCTGTCGATCTCTTAATATCACCCATCATGGATCTATCAAGTGCTTGCAAATAAACAATTGGATCTATTGTTTGATTGATCTTTGATTGCATGATGACCATGCGACAAGCGTCGATCCATTGTTTGAATAGTCCCCTCAATACGTTGTCGATCTTGGTCAATGAGCTATCCAGGATTATTTCAAGTGCTACATCTCTTTGGTTAACAAATTGCCTATAGGCTTGATTTTGAGAAAGTGATTTCATTTGTTCAGCAAATCCCATCATGGATGATAAGTCAAAAAAAAACCCCAACGGGGTAACTGTCGGGGTTTAACAAGCTGCAAACAAACAACTCATTTATGGATTCGGTGGAATGAGTTCACCATATTTTATTGATATTTATTTCTTGTCAACGAATTATCACACTTAACAAACCTGGCTTATTGCTTGCCACATCTATTGGCAATACTTGGCAAATCAAATAACCTGCACCATCGCTTGCGTGCGTCAAGAGGTGGTCCGTTGTTTGATCAAGCACGGCACCACCTGAACCTTGTTTCCATGAAACACGCTCGAAGTCTTTGGTTAGCCTTGGACAAGTGTTCGGGTTGACTGTGATATGTATTTCGTTCGTTGCTGATTTCAATCTTGCATTCACTGTGTTGACTCGATCCTTAACGCCAGGATTTGATTCTGGTGTTAGGTTCAACCACTTGATACCAGCATCATCAAGCATTTGACATAGAATATCATAATCTGATTGTCCTGCAGCCGCTCGCTGGCCAGCCTTTCCGGTTGCGTCACCAACAAGCACAACGCCCAACTTGTGGCCACGCACTTTATCAATCAAGACCTTGGTTGCTTCTTGCGTGTGAGATCCTTCAAGAAATATTTCATCAAAGAAATGAATGTGGTTCCCTTTTTTTTGGGCAAGAGTCCAGGCCATCGGTGATAAGTTGAAATCAAGACCAATGTGGATCGGCAAATATTCGTTAATAAGTTTGCCTTCAGTACAGAAAGGATTTTTGTCCAGTTTATTTTCATTTCCGAAATTGATGTATGCTTTACCTGCGGTGAGATCCCTGAACTCGGCTAATATCTCTTGTGCAAAAACAGCTTCAGACATTGTTTGCCTTGCGGCGTTTGCCTCTTGATCTGTAAACAAAGGGTTGCAGGTTGACGGTGCTTGAAATGTTTCCCAATCGGGATTTAATTTGCTCATTTGGGCAAGATCGTAGAATCCATCAAACCCGTTCGGGGTTGAAATAAAAGACGCTCGCCCATTCGTGGTTGCAAGCATAGGTCTCACGATCATGGACCAAAGGTGTGACGGCTGATCTCGCACCTCATCTATGATAACGGAATTTAAAGTGGCACCTCGAAGATTGTCTGCAACCTCGCCCGACTTAAAAGAAATTTCAGCTTGATTGATCAGTTTCACTCTAAGTTCAGTTTGATTTTTTTTCAGCATCACTTCACGGCATGGCCACAACATCCCAACCAATCGTCGATATTGGATCTTTGCTTGCTCATGTGTTGGCGATATGAACCAATGAATTGTTCCTGGATTTTCCCAAGCTGTTTTTAAAAGTTCATTGATTGCCCAAGTTGATTTGCCTGATTGCCGCCCAAATGCTCCAACCCTAAACCTTGCTTTTGAGTTGTGCATTTTAAATTGAACATCGTGTGGTTTATATAGCTCAATAGTCTTCGTTATCATTGATCATTGTTGATTCCACGTTGTTACCCCATTGGGATTTGTAAACAACATTTTCAACAACAGCCTCGACTTTTTTCTCAACCTTATCACTCATGCCAGCATAGTTCTTTCCCCACCAAACCATAGCACCCAAATCGCCTTGCTGGACTTTTGCAAACAATTGTCGCTTCATGGACATAACGCCCATCGAGTAACCTCTTTTTAATATTGCCGCAAAACGCCTCTCAATTGTGTCCTTTGAAACACTAAACCAATTGGCAATTTCCTCAGTCGTGCATTGCATCATGGCGAGTTTTTCAAGTTCTTGTTCGTCTATTTTTTTTCTTGGTCTAGCCATTTAGTTTCATCCCTTTCAAGATTGCGTTAATAACTTGCATCGGTGTTAAAACGCTGATGTCTAGGTATTTTATATCTGGATAAATTGGCTCAAGGCAATAGGCAATTTCTGTGCAGATATACATATCTTTTTCATTCCAGGGGTTTGATTTTGGCAATTGTCCGGTGAGTGTTAACTTTGGATAAGCAACCATGAATAGATAAGCAAGTGCCATTACGTCATAAGGTTTTGAATCGAATCGGTTTACAATATTTAAATAGATTTGTTCCTCTTGAAGTGGCGTGGATGGCAAAAGGTATTCGCAATAGGTGGTATTTTTTTTATCAAAGGTCGCTCTCCACATTGGATGCGATCCCATCGGGTTCGTGTGAAATATAAGCCTTTGGTCAAAGCAGATAGCAAAATGACTGACAGGTTCTTTTGTAGCAAATCTTATCGCTTGTGATAGTGGATAGTTGTTATAAGTACCAAGAATGGAAATCATTTTTTTTCCTATAGTTGTTTAAATGTCTCAAATGATAGTTGAAACTTATGCTTAACCCCAGCTTGATGCAAAAGCGTGATTTTAAATGCGTTAGCATCTGGGATTTGCGAATAATATTGCATATATTTACTAGCCCTGCCATCGGCTATCTTTTGCGCTCCTAGACCTATATGCTTTAGATTTATCCCACCAGTTGCGAATGATACGTTTGCAATTCCTGGTGATCCGGTTGCAAAAAGCCTGATGTCTGTTGTTGGGATCTCGCTTTGTGAAAAAATAGCTCCTAGAATTTCATAGGACCATGTGGGCTTGACGTAACAAATTGTTTTAACTGCGTTTATTTCATTTTGTTCATCTATTATTAAATTATTTTGGTTATCGTAAATAAATTGTGATGTGATTGAAAGGCTACTGTTTGAATCATTTATTGAACTACTGCCATTTAGTTTAGCAGTTTCAATTTCCGTGCTTAATAGCTGATAATGCCACCCTTCAATTGTTGCGCTCATTCTAACAATTTCCCGACCTGATGGATCTTTGGGCTTGTTTTCGATTTGCAATAAATAATTTATGGCATTTGAACTGCCAGATTGATATGAGATCGCATCCCCTATTAACAGAGTTCCACTTGATAGGTCTTGAATCACAAGGTCATCGCTTTGCCATTTCAAAAGTTCTGTGGTTTGAATTTCATATTCTTGATTTTGTGATAGTGTTTGCCCTGCATAGACTTTATCGGTTTGTCCTAAATATTTGACTTTCATGTTCTAACCACCTTGGCCAGTGAAATAAATGTGCGGTTTGTTTATAGATCCAGAATCTATTTTTATTGCAAGCTGTCCACCAGCAGGCAATGTGAACAATGGTGATGATGGTGATCCAGTATTGGCAACAAATTTTTGATTTGAGAATGTTACTGTATATAAAAGAACCGGAATTGTTGGCGTTAAATTATAAAACCCCACGGTTGCCGTTGCCGACGTTGCTACAGTTCTTGAAAATGTTGCTATAACATTGAACTCATTCACAACCTGTAATGGTGCATCATTCATCGTAATTCCTGGAAACATTTCCATGTAACGGCCAGTTCCTGCATTTCCGTTGTAACTCACAAAAACAAAGCCTCTGCTAGAATTTTGTGCAAGCTGATAGATTTCTTCGATTGCGTTTTGCACATCCGTGCTCGTAACGCCGCTAGGTACTCCGTTAAAACCTGGATTTCTTAAGGCCTCGAATGGTGTTTGAATTGATATCTGTGTTCTTGAAAATCCAGAATTTGCCATTTAGTTTGGCTCCTGGTTTAATAATACTTCATAATCAACTGTGGCCACGTTTCCCTTAATTTGGATTTGCGTTAAAGATCCTTTTAAGCTCCAAATTATAAACTCACCTGGTGCCAAGGTTTGAAACGTAGTTCCCCCATCAAATGAAAATAACAATCTTTTTGAGTTTGGTGTTTGGTTCGGGCACCTCACCATTATTTCAGAAATTGCCGTCGTTGCAACCGTGGGGATACTGATCGCAGTAATCCCCACAGATCCCACAAATTGCGACGTGGTTCCGTATATGTCTTTATTTTCAAATTGTGGAAGAAGATCAGCCATTCAATTATACCGCACTTTCAATGCAAGATAAACTAGCTCTCAAAGCAGATAACTTGTCTAGGTTTTTGCCTTGGATCTTTAATGTTTGAATTCCAGTTGATCCGGCAACAACTTCAAGACCTTGAGGAACATAGCTCATTGTATATTGTCCAGGTCCGATCAAAATATCGGCAAGGATTGTTGTGGTTGCGTCATCTATTTGCACAAGTTGAAACAATGATTCACGCAAGCAAGAAACGATCATTGAAATGTTTAAATAACTTTTGTTTGCTGTTAGCGTGATGGATGCAAGATCAACATTTGTTGCTGATCCGGCGGCGTTTTCAACTCTGTTTTTCTTAGGAACACCTGCGGCACCAGGATTGACAACGATTCTGCCTTCAGCATCAAGCTGTGGGTGAACTAAATCACCGTTTGAATCTTTAAAAACCCATGCCGTTAAACCAACTTTGCCAGCACTTGCGTCACCATTTTGTGACTTGTGCAAGCCAAAGCCTTCACCAGTCGATGCGTCTTCTAAAACTGGAAATGATTCTCTTAGATCTGCCATTTAAAACCCCTTTCAAATTAAGTTTGCTCGAGGCACATCAAATAGGCCTCAACATCAACTATCGGACTTTGTGCCCTTGCCTTAATAGTAATTTGAATATTGGCACCCATTGTAATCAATCTTGTTGGCTCCCATGAAAAACTATCTGTCGGTCGTGCTGCACCAAGTCTTAACGAGGCGATGGTATTTCCATCAGCTTTAATATAGGCGGTTGATTCTTGCCTGCATGAAATTGCAACCTTTGTTAATTTCAGGTCTTTGATTAGTAGATAGCTAAATATTATTTTTTCTATTCCTGGGCTTGTCGTGTTCTGAATGTCAAAATATTTAGGGGTTCCTAGTTCTGAACTGTAAACAGGAATCGCCTCGGTTGATGTATTGCCAACCTTAACGTGTAAGGCTCTGCGTAAAAATACGTCTAATGAGTTGCCGAGCGGTTCGTCTCGGTCCATTAAAAGAGGGCTTAAAACTTTTTCATTGCTCATTGTTTGATTCAATCCTTGGCTTTTTGGCTAGTCAACTAAAACTCCCACAAGATCCAGATTCGGCCCTTAATCATCCATGAATGGCCACTTGTGGGAGCACATTCAGGTTATGCCTTTGGATTGTTTAAGGCAATTTAAGATTTATATTTTGTGTTGTTGTTTCGTTTCTTTTTTCCCTGGCAAGCCATTATTAACCTGATAATTGTTTCATCGGTGATGTGATTTGGCGTGCATTTATAAAACCCAGATTGAATCAGATTTTTTTTCATGTCCATAATTATTGTGTTGGCGTTATACGGATCTATTTTTTTTACTTCCTGAAACGTGTTTAAAAGGTGATCAATCTTTCTTTGATAGTCCTTTATTCTCATGTATTCCCCCCCCGATAGTCCATGTCAAAAACAGCATCTTTTATTTTATCAACATTTTTCCAAATAGTGGCCATGTCTCTTTTGATAATAATGATTTCTTCTTCGGCTTTCCTTAGCTGCTCTATTTGCAATATCAATTTTGTTAGCTCGATTTTTATCGTCACCCATTCTTCTTTGATAACCGCTATTGATGATAGCCGCTCAGATAATTCTAGGGTTTTTCTTTCGATATCTTCAATCTTATCCACACGCTTTAAGATTGATCTTGCATAGGCACCAACGATTGCCGTCATGATAGGCGTGATTGATAGTAACAAATAGGTTATAACTTTTTGTGCGCTTGTGTCGATTTCCACAATTTCCCCCCAATATAAAGTGCAATAACAGTCAACATCAGCAGTATCAACAGTGGCAACCAAAAAAAGAATAATGCCACATAATATATTGATTCATTTTTTGTGTTCGTTTCTTTTTCTATGCTTGCAAAAAGGATTGTAATTAAAATTGAAGTAATGAAATATATCTTGATAAATAACAACACAAAAATCCCCCTCTGATTTTGCGATTTATTTTTTATTGATTTGTCTAAATATCATTGGAATGTCTTGCTTCTGATAGAATGATTCAATAAATGCTTTATCATTTACGAATGATTCATCCGTTACGATCCATTTTTTTTCTTTGTTGCTCCAATAAATATATTTTGATTTTTCAACATGATTCCTGATGTCTGCAATTTCTTTAAGTTTTAATGTATCCATTTTTATTTCCAACTAAGGTTGTAGTTTGTTTGTAGTCTGCAAAATGGGATCTCTTGCCCATCCTTTAACCCTTGCTTGATCTTGGTCTTGTCCATTTCATATTTCACTCGAAGATATTCAAAAGGAATTTGTTCTACGTCATCCGTTTCGATAACGACTTGCTCTGATTTGCGAAGGTTGATCCATCTGCCAGCATTGCCCTCTAGTTTTCCGCTTGTGGTAACGACTTGTTTTGCGATGTTTTCAAGTCTTGCCTGAACCACATCAAGTTTTTGCTCATACTCTCTTAGCCGTTGGATCT